AGAAATCAAATCCATTGGCACCACGGGAAACCGCTTGAATGTTCGCATTCAGATCGCCGCGATAAATGCAGTGTATTACTCTGTCAAAGATGGTTACATCCATTATTGTAATCAGCTTATGCTGTCCTTGAATGCTGGTCAGCGCAAGAATTCTCTCCTTGCTTTCCTTGAAAAGCATGGCAAAGTCGAGTGGTCTAAAGAGTCCAAAGAATTTGTATTCCGTAAGCGTGATGATGTCACAGTTGCGACCGTTGAAGTCATCGAAGGTATGTGGTGTGATGCTGTCAAAGAGCCTGAGCTTGCGACTACGATTAATTTCGAGGATGAAGCCGCGCGCTTTCTCAAGAAACTTGAAAAGCAAATGAAATCAGCCACGACTATCAAAGGCGGCGAGATCTATGATTATATTTCTGACGCAATGGCCAAGTATCATGCTGATCAAATTGACAAGGCAGAAGCCGAAGAACCTGAGGAAGCCGAAGCTGCTTAATTTGTAATCATATCAAGCCCATTAGAAATAGTGGGCTTTATGCGCTTAGGGCATCTGACATTCTACTAACCGAAATTGAGGAATTGAAATGACACCACAAGAACAAGCCAAGTACCAAGCAGGGATAATGATCGCCTTTGCTGAGGGTAAAACAATCCAGTGGAAACGCCGTGGCTCTGATTGGAAAGATGGGGCTTGTCCCTTATGGGACTGGCTTTCTAATGAATACCGAGTCAAACCAGCAGAGCCTAAAAAAGTAATCATTGAGGCATGGCTTGATATTACGGGTGAAGTTCGCTGGCAAGTAAAAGACAACCCGTTCGGCCCGAAACAATGGACTAGACTACCATCAACCCTTGATCTTGAGTATGAGGTTACAGAATGAGGGAAACAACTGAAGTAACAATCCGCCTGCCCAATGAAACCATTGCGGTTATGAACAAAGTTTCTGAACTGGCAAACGTACCAATTGAAACAGTATTCAACGTGCTGATGGCACTTTACATTGCGAAGGAGCAGTCATGATCGAAATTGAAAAAATCAAACAGGCTGCGCTTGATATATTCGCACCATTCATACCTAACGCTATGGTAGTCGAGCTAATCACTCGGCTGGAAGCTGCTGAGGCTGAGATTACCGCGCAAAATAGACAGCTTGCTGCAAATGATGAGTGGATAGCAGCGGCATGTATGAAGATTGAAGCGGCGGAACTTGAGTTCAAACAATGCAGCCAGTTACTTGATGACGCACACCGTTCATTGGAAGCTGCTGAACAGGCTGCTGTGATTGAGAAACTTCGTGATGTTCTTGTACTAGCAAAGATACAAGGATGCAAAGCAGATCGTGATTTGATTGTTGACTCAGCATTAGCCATCCCAACCGACTCAACCAAAGTATTGCAGGAGTGGCTTGATAAGAAGTTAGGTGAGCCTGTTGGTTATCAAGAGCTATTTGACGCAATAGCTGCTGGCACTAAATCGTATGCTGGCTCGGGAATATCTATATCTGTCAAAGCATTTACAGGTTGTATAGGCCCACTATTTAAGAAACCGGAGAAACTTTAAATGGCTAAAGTTATTGGATTTGACCCAAAGATCATCAAGACATTTACATGTCGGCACTGTGGGGCAATCGTTGAATATGAACCGAGAGAGGATAAGTGGACGAATGAAAAGTGTGATGACACTAACATTCGCGGCTTGGCTTGCCCTAACTGCGGAGAATTTCATAGGACTAACCCATGATGACTGAACGAGAAAAGATCAAGATCAAAGAAGCAATGGTTCATTTGCTTGAAGCAAACCCTAACTGTACAAGCGAATACCTATTTGAGCAAATATCAAAGGCTTACGCAATTCTTGAGCCACTTGTTAAGAAACCGTATATGACTGGAATGACAATTGATGGTAGCTAATCAAATGAAAATAGATCACGACGAGGATATGGAACGCTTCTACATTCCAGTACACCCCAAATGGGAAATACAAACCAAAGGTAAAGGAAGTTCATTTCGTATTGCTAACTGCGAAACTGGTGAGCGCTGGCTTGTTATGGACAGGCATCTGCACGATATGCTTGAGCAGATGGCAAGGGATATTAACGGAGCACTGAAATGACCGCTGAACACGAAAAGATTATCAGCTTGGCTAACCAATGTGGTGCGGTAGCAAACACGTATGAAACTATTTTTGCAAAAACAGCCGACTTAATTGACTTCTACAAAGCTGCACAGAAGGAGGCTTACGAGACGGCTGCTGAAATTGCAGATTCAAACTGTGAAGATGAGCCATACGGACATGCAAAGTTTCGCTGCGTGAATATCGCAACTGCAATCCGCCAACTTAAAGGAGCAATCATGACAACCGAAGCAAAGATCAAAAAGGCTTTTGAGAAAGCAGTAGGAACAGTCCGAGCAGACACCTATATGGGTGAAAACCATCCGGTGCGTATAGTAGCCAATACGTTTTGCGAAGCTGGATTTAATGCAGGGTATGAAGCCGGTTATACCGCCCTACTGAATGAGCTTGAATTAGGTGATTGGTGTCGTGATTCTGATAACGCACCACTTTATGCTTTGCCGGAAGGAGTTACGAAATCATGAAAACAAAAGACCTTATGGTCGGAATTAACATCCTGCTAAAGTATTACGATAACCTCGATGGCTGGTTTGTTGGTTGCGAACATGACCAGCTTTATATGTTTTCTACCGACAAACCAGTATCGCCTGAAGATGCACAAAAGCTGCATGAGCTTGGCTGGTTTCAGGAAGGCATTGAGGCACCAAATTACTCTCTTGATGAATCATGGAGTGCATTCGTATGAACCAGATTCTCAGTGACATAGAGATAGACGAACTCTACTTCGCACCAGATCAGCAAAACGCTAGGCAATTTGCTAGATCTATTGAGCGAGCAGTCATGACAAAGCAGGCAGAAAAGATCATAGAGCTTACCGCCATCAACGCTAGGCTTACTGATACGAGTGCTGAAATCATTGCTGAACTCAATAAGGAGCAGTCGTTAAACACAGAGTTGCTGGCAAAACTGCGGGAGCAGAAGCCAGATCAGACAATGATCGAATGCGTAGCTGGAGCCATATCCAAACACATCAGCACAAACCTGTATCAACGTGAGGTTATCGCTGCGGCTCAGTACATTGTTCATCGGTATTGCAATCCAGCACCAAGCGCAGTTACACAAGTCACATGCCAAATTTACGGCCATGTTGTCGGTGCTTGTGACGAATGCAACACTCATGCAGAAAACGATATAAACGAGACAATTAAAATCCTAGCGAATAACTATATTGAATTGACCTGTGGTGATTCATCACTGATCGTACCGGAATGGCAACCAATAGCGACTGCGCCCATAGACGAAAACGTAATGCTTACAGATGGCGAGTCAGTAGCGGAGGGTGTGTTTTTTAGTGGCAGTTGGCGATGGAACAGAAATGAAAATATCGCTTTCGCAACCCACTGGATGCCTTTACCTAAACCACCAATGGCAGTAGCAAGGAGCGGGGAATGAAGCCAACTATTTCCAAAACGGAAACAGTTCATGTTGTTCCAACAAACGATTTGCGTGAACACATCACAGATGTGTCAATGCTGGTGCAATCCTGAAATTGACGATGATCTTGTAATTCACAACAGCATGGACGAACGAGAAAGCTACGAGGAAGGGAGAAAGCTGCAATGAAAGAACAACTATGTTCAAACTGTAATGGTAGTGGTGAAGGTATGTACGATGGAACTACTTGCTATGTCTGCAAGGGTCATGGTACTATCTTAGTAGATGAAGATGAACAGGAGAGTGATGATGAGTCTTGATGTATATTTAAAAGATGGTGATGATTACTTATACTCAAGTAACATTACACACAATTTAGGTAAGATGGCAAAGGCAGTAGATATTTACACACACCTATGGCGACCAGAAGAGATTGATATTACTAAAGCATGGCAACTAATTAATCCATTACTAGCTGGTTACTCGCGTTTGATCTATGAGAAAGAAGATATGGAAAAATTAAACTCACCTAATGGATGGGGTATGTATGAACATTTCCTACCTTTTGTTAGTGGTTATATTGAAGCCTGTGTTATGAATCCAAATGCAAGTGTGGAGGTATCACGATGAGTCGCTGTAAAGCATGTAACAATATTCTATCTGAACGCGAGATGTGTCAGAAAGATAGCCGAGGTATGTACTACGATACATGTGGTCACTGCCGACAACAAGCATCAATGGCTATCTATGGGGACAATGAAGAGGACGCACTTTTGCGTAATGCTTTCTTCCGTTCAGGTCGAAAGAATACCACACACAGAGACTATGACTAACCATGTTACTGACAAACAACAATGCCCTGCCTGTGCAAAGTTAGGTAAAGATAATGGACACGGCAATCTTAGAGGATGCTTCTGTTGTTAATTTTTTTAATGCCAAGTTCGATCTACATTGGATTAAGCGTGAGCTTGGCTTTGTTCCTACTTGTATTTGGGATTGTCAGTTAGCAGAGTTTATCTTATCCAAGCAAGAGAATAGATACCCAAGTCTTGAGAGTACTTGCGTAAAGTATGAGGTCGGTCACAAACTAGACATCGTTAAAACTGAGTATTGGAATAAGGGTATTGATACAGACGCAATACCATTAGACATTCTAGCTGAATATGGCGCACAGGATGTTGATGTAACTTACGCTATAATGCAAAAACAGCTTGAGTTATTTAGCACTACAGAGCAAAGTAAATATAAACTGTTTAGATTACACTGTAATGATCTACTCGTGTTACAGGAAATGGAATTTAATGGTATTGTTTATGACGAGTTTGGATCTTTGCAGCAAGCAGAAAGCTATACAGAAACATTAAATAACCTAGAGGGTAAAATTTATGAATTTACCAACCATATTCCTATTAATCTTAACAGTAGAGATCATATTTCTGTTCTACTATACGGTGGTAGTATCAAAGTCGATAGTAGAATTCCAATTGGAGTATATAAAACTGGAGCAAAAACTGGACAAACTCGTTACAAAGTTATTGAAAACGAGTACAAGTTACCAAGATTAGTAGAACCGGCAAAAGGATCAGCACTTAAAAAAGAAGGTTACTTTTCTACAGATGAAGATTCCTTGTTGTCCTGTAAGCCAACAGCCGTTGCCAAGAAACTTATTACATGGCTATTAGAGCGTAGTAAAATCATTAAACTTAAATCAACCTACCTTGAAGGTCTTCCTAAGACTATTAAAGAGATGGGTTGGCAACCTAATATGTTGTACAGTAATCTTAATCAGTGTGTAGCTATCACAGGACGCATTACAAGTACCAAACCTAACCAGCAAAACTTCCCAAAAGATGCCAAGAAATTCTGTATTACGAGGTACTAAATGATAGTCAATGTAGATGCAAAGTCTTTGGAATGGTGTACTTATCTGTACCTAGCACAAGATAAAGTAGGTATTGATGAATGGCATGGTGTTATCAATGACCCTTCCAAGAATGATATTCACTCTGCTAATCAAGCTGCATTCAACTTACCATCACGTTTGATAGCAAAAGTATTCTTATTTCGTTGGATCTATCGTGGCAGTGCGTATGCCTACTCAAAAGATCCAGACTTTATGCCTGTTAGCAAGTCTCAAGACTTCTGGCAAGATGTGATTGATAAATACTACTCAAAGTATAAGGAGATTGAACGAACACACAAACAATATATCAAACAGGCAACACAAACAAAGAAGATTGTTAGTCCTTTTGGTAGGGAGTATGCCTTCAGTGCCAAGCCTAACAAGCGTGGCGAGATGGTATGGAATGAATCAGACATTACCAATTGGCCCAATCAAGGCTGTGGTGCTGATGTAATGGCCGTTGCTCGTGTAGCTTGTTATCAACGCATGAAACGTGCAGGGCTGCGCTCTAAGCTCATTAGCACTGTACATGACTCCATAGTAGCAGACTGTCCTGATAACGAAGTAGAGGACGTTTCTGTACTGTTTGATAAGGTGTTTAAGGATCTACCACGATTAGTAACACAAGCATATGGTGTTGAGTTCAATATCCCTATGCTCGGAGAGGTAAGTGTCGGCCCTAACATGTTAGAGTTGACAGAAGTAAAACTGTAATCTAAACTAGTAGTACCACAACAGGAGATTCAAATGGCAGACCAAATGCAAATCAATATTATCAACGTCGATGTCGGTAACGCAACCACCAAGACTGGTAAAGACTATCAGTTTCTTGATGTTACTTACAAGAACATGTCTTTTCAAGGCAAGGTAGAGTCCAAGAAGATCATGCCTTTTGGTAGCAAAGAAGTCATGGCTACTCTGTCTAAAGCGACTAAGGGTCAAGCATACACCTTGTTGCGTGAGAAGGACAAGGATGGTTACTGGCAGTGGATTAGTATCACGGAAGGAGATGTTCAACTTGACACTACTACTTCAACAAGCAGTGCTTCTAACAGTCCTGCTAAGTCTTCTGGTGCTACTGTAGCTCCTAAGAGTACCTATGAGACAGCAGAAGAGCGAGCCAAGCGTCAAGTCTATATCATTCGACAAAGTTCTATTACTGCTGCAATCAACACTATCAAGAGTGATAAGAAAGCATTGACTCCTCTTGAGGTTATTGATGTTGCTCGTGTGTATGAGGCTTACGTCTTTGGTATTAACCTAGAGGCTGACTCTGTTGTTAAGGTTCCTGAGTACGACGAAGATATTCCTATGTAACATAAGAACAGCCGTCTGATCAGCGGAAAAGTCTAGCATTCGTAGTTCCAAAAGCTACAGTGGGATAACTAGACCATGACGGTGGATACCTTGGGCCGTCACCTATTACTAATAAATGTAGCATATAATAGACATAAACCCGGACTAATGTGCATTATGTGTTACATTAGTTCGGTACTTATTTATAAATGGAGATGTTATGGAACATATGTTGGATACAATACAAGACTCATTAGATAAGTATATGGTAACAGATCTAGTTCGACATTATGGTTATGCGATCAAGGATAGCATCGTACCTATGTATAGCTTTGATCCACTAGAAGAACGAAAAAAGCGTAAGAAACTAGCAAAGGCTCTTAAGAAAGTTATCCAATACTACGGAGGTGACATCAATGCTCAAGATGTATGACTTGCTTTGTACTGATTGTGGTAAAGAGTTTGAGAAACTAATCAAATCCTTTGCTGATGTTGAATGCCCTTTCTGTGGCAGTCTTGCAACTACACCTCTACCTAGTGCAGCAAGCATCAAGGTTAATGGGCAAGGTGCGTATACTAATAAAATGAAAGTTTAACATGGGACTAGCCTTTGGTACTTATAAAGGAACAACAACAAAGGATAGAAAACCTAAGAAATGGCATAGGTATTTTATAGAGCAGCTATTAGGTAAAGAACTAAATCCATCTGTTGAAATACACCATGTAGATTATAACAGGGGTAATAATACCAATAGTAACCTAGTTGTTTGTCCTAGTCGTAGTTATCACCAGTTACTACACAAACGTCAGGAAATTTTAGATGCTGGTTTTAATCCAAACACTCACGCTAAATGTACGGATTGTAGATCTCACTTAGAATTAAGTTCGTTCTCTAAAAATAAAACAAGAGTTTCCGGTTACAATAACATCTGTAAATTTTGCTGTAGTAAACGCAGCAAAGAAAGATATGAGGCACTAAAATTATCGCATTAGTGGACGCGGATATTGTAGCATATCGTGCAGCAGCATCCTGCAAAGAAGAAGATCCTGTTGATGTTGCTTTGTTTCGTGTAGATAAAACTATGCGAGAAATCCTTGAGATGGTAGATGCAACAGCATATAAGGCTTTTCTTACAGGTAGCAACAACTTCCGCAAGGTCATCAACAAAGAGTACAAAGCTAACCGCAAAGACATGATCCCACCTGTGTATCTACAGGATTGTCGTGAATATCTAGTAACAGAATGGAATGCCAAACTGTCACAAGGTCAAGAAGCAGATGATGAGCTAGGTATTAATCAGGATCAAATGGGTAGGTCGGTCATATGTAGTATCGATAAAGATCTATTAATGATCCCCGGTTATCACTTCAATTGGACTAAACAACAATATGGTGATATGACTCATGTTAGTTATGAAGGTGGGGCTAAGCACTTCTGGAAACAGATGTTAATTGGTGATAAATCTGATAACATTCATGGTGTAGCTGGCCTTGGCCCTGTTAAGTCTGGTAAGCTAATAGATTGTCTAGAAACAAATCAAGAATGTCTTGATGTTATACTCGAAAAATATGAATATGATTACAACCGTGTTGCTATGAATGCAGCTTGTCTTTGGATTAAACGTAGTGAGGATAGCCAATGGCACGAAGATCTAGACTTGATCCTAATCGATCCCTTAAAACAAGAAGTGAGCATGATGTACGAATCTATGAAATCTTTTATGAACGGTATCTAAACGGTGCGTACTATGATCGTGATACTGACATCTGGTATCCACGTCAATGGAACTTTGATGGTGATGATTACTTAGGTGAATTTACACTTGGACTCATAAATGGCAAATGACAAGCGTCGTAGTAAGTTAGAAGAACGCTTTGAGACAATGCTACAATCGCATAAGGCTGATTACAAGTATGAAGTAACAGTTATTCCGTACATTGTCCCAGAGAGTAATCATAAATACACTGTTGATTGGACTTTGCCTAATGGTATCTTGCTCGAAACCAAGGGCTTTTTAAGTGATTACCAAGAACGTAACAAGTACGTCCTAATCAAGAAACAATATCCTTTGTTAGACTTACGTTTTGTATTTGATAATCCGGCTAAACTGTGTGGCGGTACAAAGATGAGTCATGCAAAATGGGCAGAAAAGAACGGCTTTGTCTATTGTGGTATCAAAGATGAAGATGTTATCCAGAGTTGGGTAGAGGAGAGTTTATCTTGAAACATTTAATCATTCCAGACATCCAATCCAAAGATGGGATTGACTTTACTTTCTTGTCTCATATTGGTAAGTATATTGTTGAGCAAAAACCAGAGGTAATTGTGTGTATTGGAGACTTCGCCGATATGCCCTCTCTATCGAGCTATGACAAGGGTAAGAAGTCTTTTGAGGGTAGGCGTTACGTCAAAGACATTGCGGCTGCTACAGAGGCAATGCGTGTGCTCCTTGCGCCTTTAAAAGAGTTTAATGCCAAGGCCAAGAAGAACAAAGAGAAGTTGTATCGTCCAAGGATGATTCTTACATTAGGAAATCATGAACAACGTATCCAAAGAGCTATCAACGACGATCCTAAATTAGAGGGGCTAATTAAGTATGAAGATTTGCCTTACAAAGATTGGGAGGTTTTTCCGTTTCTTGTTCCGGTATGTATTGATGGTGTCTTTTATAGTCATTTCTTTCCCACTGGTGTTCTCGGTCGTCCTGCTGGTAGTGCCTCTGCTATGGTCACTAAACTTCATGCCTCATGTGTTGCAGGTCATCAGCAAGGCAAACAGATAGCTTATGGTAAGAAACCAGATGGATCTACTATTACCTGTATCATTGCTGGTAGTTGTTATGAACATGATGAAGATTACATGGACCATATCACTAACCGACATTGGCGTGGTGTAGTTGTTCTACATGAGGTAAATAACGGTTGTTTTGACGAGATGTTTGTGTCCTTGGGATACTTAAGAAAAAGATACGAATAGACAAACCATACTTGAACTATTCACTTACTCGGATGGAATTCTTTACTGGAAAAACCGTGTAGCTAAATTAGCCTACGACAAAAAGAAAGCTGAGGTAAATTTTGGATACTAATCCTCCAAAGCATTATGGTAATACGGATTTAATGGATTATCTTATTTCAAATAATCTAGGATTTGCTGAAGGAAATATATGTAAGTATGTTGCAAGATGGAAAGAGAAAGATGGTATTAAAGATCTACTCAAAGCACAGGTATATCTAAACGCACTTATCGCTTATGCAGGAATGGAAGAAATTCGTGCATAACCATAGATCAAATGGAACTAAAACTCCTGTCTATCAAAGTTGGTTGTGTATGAAGCAACGCTGTAATAACCCTAACCATATTTCATATAGTTATTATGGTGGTCGTGGTATTTCCTACGATACGACTTGGAACTCATTTGAATCCTTTCTATCCGACATGGGCGAACGTTTAAAAACTCAGACATTAGATAGGATAGATACAAATAAAGGATACTCAAAAGATAATTGTCGGTGGGCAGCAAAAAAAGAACAAGCTAGTAACAGACGTATGAGTAGTAGAAATACTTCTGGTTATGTTGGAATTAGTTTGGATAAAACAAATAACAAATGGTTAGTTATTAAAAACAGTAGAAACTTAGGTCGTTTTGCTTTGTTGGAAGACGCCGTAAATAAACTTCAAGGAGAATTATCATAGACGCGAACCTATACCAGAATAAAACACTTGATGTTGCCATCTATCCTGAAGCTGGTACTGGTAGTGACCTAGAGCTTTACTACCTTGCTATGGGCCTTGCTAGTGAGGCTGGTGAGGTTGCTGGCAAGGTTAAGAAACTACTACGTGATGACGTACTTAATCAAGGTGACTTGGCTTATGAGCTAGGCGACTGTATTTGGTATATTGCTCGTATGTCAGATGCAATTGGTTATTCTTTGTCAGATATTATGAAGATTAATAACTCTAAACTTAACAAACGGAAGGAAGCAAATGTCTTGTCAGGAAACGGCGACCACCGCTGAACACAACATTCTTATACATCGTTATTTATATTATGTAAAAGATTCTCCTGTTATCTCGGATTATATTTACGATCAACTAGAACGTGACGCTCGTGCAGTTTGTCCTGAAACATCCCCTGTACATGGTATTGGTTCAAGCCTTGCCTCTAGTTATCCAGAAAAGGTTATTGAAGATGCAAACCGAATGCTTACCTAAACCATTAACAGTCTCACATGAAAATAGTAAGTTATATGCTATGCTTAAACAGTGTATGACTAACAACGAAGAGTTGCGTCAGGCTCTTGTAGATGCAGCAGAGACTATTGATAAACTAACGGAGAAACTGGTTAATGAAAGTAACCCTTGATTATATCACACCAAACTCTTTAGAAACTATTGGCCGTTATGCCGGGATCTGTTATAACTCTAGTCAAGAAAAGTCAGCCTGTGTTAAACGAGCTATCTCTTGTAAGGATAAAGGTCATCTTGCTACTCTTCGATTCGCTCATGCTACTTTTATCATTTCTGGTATTAGTCGTATATGTAGTCATCAAATGGTGCGAAGTAAGCATTTAGATTTTCTTCAACGTTCTCAAAGGTATTGTGATGAGTCCGAAACTTCCTTTGTATTTCCGGGTACAACTATGGATACTCGTATCTCTAGTGCATATCAAAGTGCAATGGCTCGTTACCAAGAACTACGTGCAGATGGTGTTAGCAAAGAAGATGCAAGGTTTGTCCTTCCTGAAGGCACACAAACAGAGTTAATTGTGACTGGTAACTTACAGGCATGGCTTGATTTTGTAAAATTGCGTGCAGATACACATGCTCAACGCGAAATTCGCACTGTTGCTGTTCTTATTAATAATGAATTAGCTAAACACTGTGAAGGAGTCTTCAATTGGATGCCAGTACCGACAAAGTAAAACCATATACCTTTCCTAAGTTTAGATGCAAGTCTTGTGGTGATATAATCTACTCAAAGTATGAAGGTCACTTTGCTATGTGTAGTTGTTATGAAAATAAAGCTGACAACAAAGGCATTGCTGTAGATTATACACGACATTACGGTAGGCATATTGGTGATCCATCTTCTTTTGAAAGAGTGATTGAATGAGTATCTTATTAACAACTCTATTGTCAGCTTTAGTTCCTGTTGGTATTGATGGTATCAAACAAGTCATCACGAAATTTGCGGGAGGTGTGAAGCCTACTACAGTAGCAGAGCAACTACAACTTGACGATCAAGAGATTAAGCGTTTAAACGCTGTTGCTGCTCTTGATAACCCCGGAGGCACACCTAGCCAATGGGTAGTAGATTTGCGTGGCTCTGCGCGTTATCTAGCGGCCTTTGTGAGCATTCTAGGAGGGGTAACTCTCTCCTTTGTTCCTGATATTCCAACAGAGGTTAAATTTATTGGTCTTGAGGGTGCTAACATTGCCTTTGGATTTCTCTTTGGAAGTAGGGTTCTTATGAATACTAGGAATAAACAATGAAACATGGTATGTATAAAACATCTACCTATGTTTCATGGGTTTGTCTCAGGCGTAGATGCAGGGGATCGGGACATTGGAAATATACAGATAAATTAATTTCCTATTGCCCATCTTGGAACGACTTTACTATATTTTATTCTGATATGGGAGAAAGACCATCCGGTACTACAATAGATCGTATAGATAACTCAAAAGGGTATTATAAAGAAAATTGCCGATGGGCAACTCCAAAACAACAAGGTGTGAATAGGGATTTACCTCTAACAAATTCAAACAATAAATCAGGTCATACTGGTATCCACTGGGATAAAGATAGGAACAAGTGGTATGTACAAGTAAGGCGTAATAATAAAACAACTGCTTTAGGCAGGTTTGCGTTTCTTGAACAGGCTATTGCTGTACGAGAAACTTGGATTGCAACTAACTTTAAGAAATAATATGAAAACATTTGCTGATCTAATAGATCAACTAAAACGTGAGGATGAGGTAACACTCTTGGAAGTGTTGGGTATCTCCTCTGGTGAGTTAGTCGATCTAATCGAAAGTTATATCTTCGATAAACAAGAAACTATTTGGAACTATTACAATGAAGATCCCGAAGAGTTGGACTGGGAAGAAGTCGCCTACAAATCTTGATCTTAGATCTAAGCATACTGCGAGGAAACTTAAGCGAGAATTGCAACATGGTATTGAACAACAAGATTGGTACAAACAATTAAAGGAATATTATGTCGTGTCTAGAGTGGACTAAGGCAAAAGATAAGGGTGGTTATGGTGTTAGTTGGTTACATGGTAAATGGACAAGAGCACATAGAAAGATATATATAGAAAACTTTGGCCCTATTCCAGAAGGTATGGTAGTACGTCATACTTGTGATAATCGATCTTGTGTTAATCCCAATCATCTTGTATTAGGTACGCATCAACAAAACTCTACGGATATGGTAACAAGAAATCGACAATCTCGTGGAGAACAGGTTGGTACATCAAAATTAACTGATGATATTGTTAGAATGATTCGTTCTTTGTCTGGATCTTCTCGTAAGTTAGCTGAGTTCTTTGGTTGTAGTAGTACAACAGTCAAAGATATTAAAAAGAATAAAATTTGGAGTCATGTATGAACCGTAGTTATTTTAAAAATTCGTTTGCGGAAAATATCTTTAAACTTAAATATGCTCAAGGGCCAAATGATAATTGGGGTGCTTTATGTGAGCGGCTAGTTAATGATGTTTGTGGAGATCGTCGAGGGCAAGAGCGCTCACTAATGTCTATTGAAGATCAAGCACAGCTAGTAGAGTATATGAAAGATCAGAAATTTTTGGCTGGAGGACGTTACCTATACTATGCAGGACGCCTTAACCATTACTACAACAACTGCTTTCTACTACGTGCTGAAGAGGATTCACGTGAAGAGTGGGCTAACCTAGCCTTTCGTGCTACATCCTGCTTAATGACAGGCGGTGGCATCGGTGTTGATTACTCTATCCTACGACCTTCTGGTAAAACACTGAGCCGTACTGGTGGTATTTCTAGTGGCCCACTAAGTCTTATGCACATGTTAAATGAAATTGGACGCTCTGTGCAACAAGGTGGATCACGTCGAAGTGCCATCTATGCTTCACTTAACTGGCTACATGAGGACATTCCTGCATTCCTCAAAGCAAAGAACTGGTCAGATGAAGTAAAGGCAATGAAGATTAAAGACTTCAATGCTGCTGCACCGCTTGACATGACTAACATCTCTGTTAATTATGATGATAAGTGGTTGCATAATGCTTATCGTGCTGAGCTACCAACCTTTGTTGAGAACTGCCGTCAAGCAATGATGACAGGTGAGCCGGGATTTAGTTTTAACTTTGGTGATAAACAGAATGAGACTCTTCGTAACGCTTGTACGGAAGTTACGTCAGAAGATGATAGTGACGTATGTAATCTTGGCTCAATCAATCTCTCTAATATTAAAGATTTGGAAGAGTTCAAATCCGTCGTGTCTCTTGGCTCCAAATTTCTTGTATGTGGGACTCTCCGAGCAGACCTACCATATGAAAAAGTATACAAAGTAAGAGAAAAGAATCGTCGCCTTGGACTTGGGCTTATGGGCATTCACGCATGGTTACTCCAACGTGGTGAAGGCTATGAAGTAACTCCTGAGCTACACAAATGGTTAAAGGTATATAAAGATGAATCCGAACGAGCAGCTAATGAACACTGTGAGCGACTATATGTATCAAAGCCAGTTGCCTACCGCGCTATTGCTCCAACAGGAAGTATTGGTATCCTTGCTGGCACAACTACTGGCATTGAACCACTATTCGCTGTTGCCTATAAACGTCGATACCTTACAGATGGTACTAAGTGGAAATACGAGTACGTTGTGGACACGACAGCGGATCAGCTTATTAAAGAATATGGGTTGGACCCATCCAAAATAGAAACAGCATATGGACTAAGCCATGACTACGAAAAACGACTCAAGTTCCAAGCGGACATTCAAGATTACGTTGACATGTCCATCTCATCCACGATTAATCTCCCTTCTTGGGGATCAAAAGGAAATAACGAAAATTTGGTCTCTGAATTTGCTAGTACACTTTCTAAATACGCTCCGCGTTTGCGTGGGT